GTCGTAGCTGACGTGCTGGGCCAGAATTAAACATTTTAGCTAAGTAGTTGAATTCATTGCAGCCGGGCGCTTTTAAGGTGTTTCGAGGAATCAAGCACTTACGGGGTCGTCGCACAGCCTGTTAAGATAATTATGACAAACATGAAAATAAATCGCTTGCATTTAGGTATTATTGTGTTAAAGTGGTACATGAGGCGATAAAACAGGGTCTTTGGGTCCCCCTCCCTCCCTCTCCCATCCTTCCGGAGATCCTGTTTTAACCCTCACCATAAGGGTGGAAGGACAACATGGCAAGACCAAAAAAACCGCAGCACAGACCAGATCGTAACCTTGCTGAAGCCCGCATGACTCGTAGTCTTGACGACCTAGCCCGCTACGAAACATTCACTACAGAGATCGCCCCAGCCCTTCGAGAAGACCTTAAGAACGGGTTGAAAGCCGAAGAGATTTATGAAAAATACACTGCTCATGCAGCCGCACGCGGTATATCTATTGCTATGACTGAGCGTGACACAGGCAAAGCCATGAAAGCAATTCAAGACGTTTTGGACCGGACCAAAGGCAAAGCTATCGTTCGTACTGAAAATAAGCACCGCTTCGAGGAGCTTACAGAAGAGCAGTTAGATGCAATCGTAATGTCTAAGCTAAGAGACGTGACCCCCCAGGAGGAAGACCAGGATGATTAATTTTATTGGAAAAGCCCACGGCTCTTTTGAGCACATGTTTGAAACCGTTAAAGAAGAGTTGCAGCCAAGCGCTGGTTTGGTTCTCGGGCTCAGACAAACAGACGGCGCGCTGTTCGGCTGTCTTAGTAAGGGTATGACTGCAGCAGAGCTGGCATGGATTCGGGCCTACGTCGTTAGACTGCTCGACAATTCTATTGATGAGTTGATGTACCCGTCTGAAACGGGCGAAGATGAATCGCCTACCTGAAGATATAAAAAAGCTCTCACGCAAAGATAAGCTAGAGCTTCTTGACGTGATCGAAGCCAAGCGACGCGCATCTAGAAAGCGCTTAGCTGCATGGACACCCACAAACTTTTGTCCGAAAGGTTTAGCTACACAGTTAGATGTAATCATGTCGGCTGCAGACGAGAAGTTCGTCTTCTGCGGTAACGGCTTCGGAAAGACATCGCTCTCAGTCATGCAAGTCAAATGGTGGGCAGACGGCTTCAACCCAGTTACTAAGCAGTACACAACAGTACCCGCAACGATCGCAGTAGTTTTAGACACACCAGCAAAGGTCGCTGACGTCTGGCTCAAAGAGATGCGCAAGTGGTACGAGCTTCCACCTGAGTGGCTGCATAAAGACGGTAAGCCCCACGTCTCACGCGTTACGTTTCCAAACGGCTCCGAGATCCGCTTCTATTTTCATTTGCAGGAAGTTCTTGCAGCCGAATCAGTTGAAGTAGATTACGTGCTGTTCGACGAGCCACCACCCAGAGGGCTATACATCGCGCTGATGAGGGGCACTCGCAAAAAGAATTCTAAGCCCAAGCTGTTAATGGTCGGAACCCCCCTAGCTGCGCCTTGGCTCAGGATAGAAATTTATGAACCATGGATGCGCGGAGAAGAACCGGGCGTAGAGTGTTTCAGGGGCTCAGTCGAGGCCAATCGTATCAATCTCGCAGAAGGCTACATCGAGCGGTTCAGCAAGCGCCTTTCGGCTAAGGAGCGCAAGATTCGTCTTGATGGCGAATTCTTCGATTTAGAGGGCTTAGCATTAGCTCACTTATTTAGACGTGATACCCACTGCGTGCGACAACCACATGCCGCTAGACTCCGCGAGAAGGCCAAGAAGGATGGCTGGCCATGCCTGGCTGCATTCGATCCTCACCCGTCTAAGAAGCACCACGGAGTGCTCTTGGCTGTTTCCCCCAAAGGTCGGATGTACGTTCTGTTCATGGTCGCTGAGAAGCTGACCGCGAGGGATTTCATGAAGAAATTTATGGTTAGCTACGCAAAGGGCTATAATATAAAGGATATGGTTTGCGATTCCCTGGGAAAAACAGAGACTTCCGGCGGAGACGGCTTTAAATCATTTATTGAAGTTGCAAACGAAGTATTAAAGAAGTATAATCTACGGATGCGCTCAACTAAGTTCAGCGAGAAGAAGGATGAGGCCTTCATCGATCGGATTCAGGAAGCGCTTGTTATAGAGGACCCAGCAAAAGGGCCGATCTTAAGAATTATGGAGGACTGCGTGGGACTTATATTAGATATTGAGAACGTACAGTGGCAGAAGTACCGTGGCAAGGATATTACCAAGCCAGCGCTGGATATTGAGCACAAAGATAACTTGGCAGCGCTAAAGTACGCTTTGGCCGCCAATCCCCTCACAATGAAGAACCGTGGTAGGATAGTGCGAACCTCAGGGAAAGCCCTGCCGTTCCATAAAAGAGACATAGGAGCAAATAATAGTGAGTCGCAATAAATACGGCAAGCCAGTTAAAGATATTCTTCAAGCAGGCAAACGCTCCAAGGAGTTTCAAAAAAAAGAGGGTGTACAGGAGTCTTTGCGAGAGCAGATTCCCAAGGACCTACTAAAGAAATTAAAAGAGCTTTCGATGGGTCAGACAATCGTGGACCATTGGACTTCAGGTAATAGCCAGCGCGCTGATTGGTTAGAGCGCCAACGTAAGCTCGAAAAAGAGACCGACGAGTTTATCGACCCCATCTATTCAGCCCCGATGACATGGAGTTCGACTCTGCATTATCCCGTTGTTCTTACGATCGGCAAAGCATACCATGCACGTATGTACTCTGCGATCACTGCAGTCGAGCCACCTTTCACAGTTCGTGCCCGACGCGAAGCAACAGTACAGCAAGCCCAAGGTGTTCAACATCTAATGAACTACACGATTAAGGATTGGGCCAATAACTACCAAGGTATTGACGCCGAGCTTGATGAATGGACATGGGATTGGATTTTCCGAGGTGTAGCTTATCTAAAAGCACGTTGGGATAAGAAGTACGTCAAATTTAAAGATGTTCAAGAGCGTAACGAAGTTTTTGAGACTACTAGAATGAATCCCGAGACAGGATTAGATGAAGTCGTTTCGTCGCAAGAAACAGTTGAAGAAGAAGTTGATGTTATTAAGAAGATCTTCGACGGCCCGTGCGTAGAACTTGTTCACCCAGAGGATATCGTCCTTATTGGTTCCACCGACCCTCAAAAAGCATCAGCAGTTGTAGAGCGAAGTTATTTTAATTCCTCTGAGTTGCTACAGCTTGTTGACCGAGGCCTAATGGACGAAGACGCAGTCAATGAAGTTATCGAAAGCGGTAGAGACCGTATCGGATCTGATATTACAGACTCAGCTAAGCACGACCGAGCAATGCGTTCTGGTTTCAGTGCAGCAGAAGCCGAAAACGAAAAAGATAAATTCGAGATCTTAGAAGCACACCTTCGCGCGGTCATTGATAACACTGGAATCGATACAGACATCATTGTATGGGTTCACAAAAACACAAGGCAAATCCTAAGAGCTACTTATCTATACAGAGTCATGGATACGGGCGACCGACCTTACTTTAAAGCAGAGTTCCACCGTCGTAAGAACGGCGAAGCAGCTGGCTTGCCTGAAATCCTATACTCACTCGGAAAAGAGATCGACGCGGTCCGTAACATGCGAATGGACTTTGGTCTTTTGTCGACACTTCCGTTTGGTTACTACAGAGCCACAAGCTCGATGTCACAAGAGTCAATCCCACTTGAACCGGGTCAGCTTATCCCACTTGATGACCCTCAGAGTGACGTATTCTTTCCTAACTTAGGTAATAGAACTGTATTCGGTTTCCAAGAAGAGCAGGCCATCTACACGATGATCGAAAGATACACAGGCACGTCTGATTTGATGCTAGGAATCATCGGCGACCAGGGTGTAACACGTACTGCTACAGGGGCTCGCGCCTTAGTAGGGGAATCAAATGCAAACTTGAATATTTTCCTGCGAAGACTCCAACGTCCACTACGACAATTCTACAAGTACATTCTATCGATGCTTCAGAAGAAGATCCCCCCAGGATTTACTTACAGACTTATCGGCGAAGACGGCAAAGATGTTTTCGTAACGATCCCGTCGAGAGAAGAGATTGCTGGCGCATATGATTTTGAACTTGATCCTAATAGTTCAAATTCTAACCCCCAAATCCAGCTTGAGATTGCATCACAGATTTATCAAGTCACAGGAAACCCGCTAGACCTTCAAATGGGAATCGTTTCTCCTACAGAGCGTTATGAGGCAATTAAAAACTTCCTCCAAGCGATGGGCGTTAAAGATTACAGCCGATTTGTTCGTAAGCCAGCAAATTCTAATAGACTGTTTACTCCCGCTGAAATGATAAACAGAGTGTTGAGCGGTATGGAAGTTGACCTTACTCCGGACCAAGATATTGCAGGCTTCCTTGCATATGCTGAGGACATTTTCTCCCGAGACGATATCCTAGGCCAATTTTCTGAGGAAGACACAATCAGACTGGTATCTAAGATTCAGGAAGCTCAGAGCGTCCTCCAAGCCCTTTCTCAGCAGCAAGCTCAGGTAGCCAACCAAGCGCAACAGCAAGCCGCAGCTAGTGGTACGGCTGGCCCGACACCAGCAGCCCAACCTCAAGCAGGGGGCGTGAATAATGGAGAGTAAGAAACTACCCAAGCTGGATTATGAGGAGCAGGAACTTATAGCTGATTTTCTGAATTCTGACTCATATCAAGTATTTATGAAACTTGCAGCACACTGCCACAGTCTTCAAGAAGAAGCTGTGTTAAACTATAACCTATCACAAGGCTCGGATGGTCTAGTGATTACGAAAGCAAGATCCGAAGGCAGCCAAAGATTGTTACAAAAAATTGGTGAACTTAAGGGCCTGCTTACAAAAAAGGCGTAGAAGTAGAATAGAACCTAGTCACTATTCTATGAGCCCAAATTTGACTTAGTTCGGTTAACCGCGTAACGGTTGAGGTAAAATATGCCCCCTGATCAAAATGACGAACGTCAAGTCGACGAATCAGTCGAAGATCCAATCAAAAACTTAAAAGGTGAATTCAATCGTAAGCTCTCCGCTCAAGAGTCAGCTTTAAATTCTCTCAGAGAATCTAACGAGCGTTTGGTAGCTATTATGCAGGGACTCATCCCAGCTAAGCAAGAACCCCAACAACAAGAGTCTGACAGCAGCGACCTAGATCCATATGACCCTGGTTTTGCACAGAAAGTTGCTAAGCGCGCCGAACAAGCCGCAAGCCGAGTAATGTCAGAACAGAACGAAAAGAATAGGGTAGTCGGCGAGTTGATGAGCAGGTATCCAGACCTTCAAGATCTGAATTCGGACCTACATAAAAAAACAGCAGCGCTGTATGATCAAATGCCTAAGACAGCGAGCAACATGGAACTTGCAACACTAAAAGCGGCATCTGAATTAGGAGTATCACCCATGTCCAAGAACCGAAAGCCCACAGTACACGGCGATGATGATGACACATTTGTTATGCCATCTTCACGAAACAGGGATTCAAACAATCAACAAAGTGACCGTGATAACAAGAAAGGCAAGCTTAGTGAAAAGAGCCTTGCTATCGCCCAGCTAATGGGTCTCGATATTGAAGACAAGACACAAGTAGCGCGCATTGAAAAACGCGCTCAACGAAAGGTGTGGAGCAAATATGGCAAATAAAAAACAGAGCAGCCTGGAAACAGAAGCTGACTACTCAACTAATTTAAACGATTACCAATTTAACAGCATGAAGTTGGACCCAGAACTCATCGCTGAATTAAAAGGAAAGAACTTGGCTTGGCGCTTTATTAACAAGCACGATCTTAAGCGTAACGGATATCACAAGTCATACTGGTCACCCTACCAGCGCGATCGTAAGCCTTCGGATGCCCAATCGGTTGCTTCGAGGATTTATGGCGAGGACCCAGATGGTTTTGTAATTCGAGGCGATTCTATCCTAGCTACCAAACCCCGTGAACAAGCAGAGCAATACCGCGCCCTCCTCCAACACAGAAACGCTGTACTTGCTAAGCAGGTATCCCCAGCATCACAGCTCAAGAAGCTTGGCGAGAGTATCGACCATAAGACCATGAAATTTAGCGAAGTCGGAGACGACGAATAAAGCACTAAATCGGGGTAGTGGTATAACTTCTATATCAGGAGTCCTCGAATAAACGGGGCTCCCTTCTAAAGGAGAATTATGCCAAATAAAGACCTTCCACAAGGCGCTATCCCATACGGCCCAATCTTAAGTGCTAAGGAGTACGTCGCAGGCGCTAAAGTATTTCCAGGCGATTTCGTCAAGCTTGATTCTAATGGCAAGATTGTCCCTGCCGCTGCTGCCGATCCCATCGCGGGAGTAGCTATTGGCTATGCCGCAGCAGATGGTGACAGAGTGCTTGTAGCAGATGCACCAAGCCAAAGATTTCTAGTTCAGTCAGATTCCGCAGATGTCGACGCCCAAACTGACGTTAATTTAAACTATGATGTTGTTGCCACAGCAGGAAATACTACTTATAAGCAATCCCGCATGGAACTTGACGGTTCCTCTGGTGCCACCACCGCCAACCTCCAACTAAAACTTTTAGGTGTTAACAGATCACCCACAAACGCCCTCGGCGCGAATGTTCAGTGTATCGTTATCATAAACAACCACCAATTATCCGCTCACACCGGAACAGCAGGAGTATAAGATGAGTGCGCCAGTAGCATTAAGAAGTTCATATAGCGATCTATTCGGAGCGGATATGCTTCCAGTTTTGGAAGAGATCTTTCGTTCGGAACTAGAGCGTCACCCCAACAAGCGTGAAGAGCTGTTCAAAACAGTCACTACAGATAGAGATATTTGGCAAGCAACCGAGCTTCATGATATGCCTCTACACGCGATCGTCGGCGAAGGAGAGAACTATTCATTCTCTCGTCCCAAGCAAGGTGCTAGTAAGACTTTGTCAGTAGTTAAATACGGACTTGGTTTTTCTATCTCTGAAGAAGCTGTCGAAGACGGTAAATTTGACATGATCGCAGACGCCATTCAAAAGATGGCTAAGTCAGCTCTTGAAACTCAAGAGATTAGTGCGATGAATGTGTTGAACAACGGATTTAGCACGGAGCTAGCTGCAGACGGTCTTTCAGTGATCAACGCAGCCCACACCCTCCCGTCTGGATTGACGTTCCGTAACACACTGTCCACACAAGCGGATCTTTCGCAATCGTCTCTTGATCAGGCTCTCACAGACTTCGAGACCCAGTTCGTAGGCGACTCAGGAATTGTCTACCGTTCTATGCCTAAGATTCTTCTTGTTCACCCATCTCTCCGTAGATATGCTATGGAACTTGTGGGTTCTGATCTTAAGCCAGACTCGGCGGATAACAACCTAAATAGCATCAAGTCCGAAGGTATTAGGGTTGTATCTAGCCCCCACCTAACAGACACAGATGCTTGGTTTTTGTTGGCTGACAAGTCAGAGACAGGCCTTCGTATCGTTAACCGCATGGGTATCGTTACTAAAGCTTCAGATGATGCAGTTGGATTCATGAATGATTCGATTTTTTACAAGTCGAAATATCGTGAGATCATCGGTGTTACCCACGCCTACGGAGTATTCGGTTCCTCAGGAGCTTAATAAAATTCTATAGTATACTGATTGGGCCAGGGTACAAAAAGTACCTTGGCCTTTTTTATGTGAGGCTTTTAGCCTTGGATCGTAAACTAGATTTACATAATGAAAGAAGGATATTAAAATGGCAACTAAATTTCGCGGACCACTACTTAACTCATCAGTATCAGGCCTAGGTGAACGAGGCTTCTTTAAAGGACTCCCTATTGGAAACGAGCCAGATTGGGTAGTCGTGATGAAAGACTGGCTTCTACCGTCCGAACTCTCGGCAAGTACTGACTGGGTCGTAACACAAGTTGATGCGGGAACTGACGCGGCTAGTGTATTTGCAGTTGCAGCCGACGCAATGAATGGCGAACTTACAATCACTACAAACGACGCCGATAACGACTCCAGTTCAGCACAGACCGTAAATGAGTTTGTAAAACTAGAGGCGGGTAAGAAATTATGGTTTGAAGCTAGGTGGAAAATCCAAACCGCTGCCGACTCAGACGTTCTAGTGGGCCTGTCAATCAACGATACCACTCCCCTAGATGCTACAGACAGATTGAATTTCAAAGTCGCAGAAGGCTCTGCATCAATGTCGTTTGAGGCTGTAAAAAACAGTACAGCAACTACAGAGGCATCGCTTGCAACATTGGCAGATGACACCTATGTAAAAACAGGTTTCCTTTGGAATGGTAGCAACAAGGTAGAGGTTTACGTCAACCGCGCTAAGGTAGCGACAGTGACTACCAACATCCCCGATGACGAAAACTTAGCACTAAATTTTATGGTACAAACAGGCTCCGCAGCTGCCCGCACGCTTACAGTTGATTATGTTATGGTTGCTAAGGAGAGATAATCCATGGCAAACCACAGACAACAGAATGTAATTTTTGTAGATACAACAGCTGATTTCGCCGACCAGCAAGAGATCGAAGCTATAAAGTATGTTGGAAATACAAGTGGCACAGCCATTGTGAAAGAACAAAATACTAGCGGCGACGCCTTGTGGCAAGAAGCTGGTACTGCAAATGTTTTTAATCAGGTGTGTATCAGATCTCCAAAAGGAATCCGCGTTGAAGTTACTAACGGCGCTAAAGTATACATATACCTTAAGTAATTAATGAGGAGCGCACATCTGTATGGCAAACTATTTTGCTGGAAATTTACAGTTCATAGATACGAATGGAACGATCTTTTCAGATGAATTGGTTAAAGTATCATACATAATTGTGCACGCAACGTCGGCAACAGGAACTATGACGCTGCAGGATGGCTCTACATCAAATACACTAATTAAGCTGGGCTCTCCAGTCTCTAAAGATACGTTAATGATGGATTTCAGCGAACGTCCAATAGTTTTTCCTAAGGGAATAACAATTGCAGATGTAAGTAATTTAGCTGTAACTCTAATAATTAGGAGGGATGGCTAATGGCTGCTAAGCAATTAATTGACTTTTCAGATATCATCGAGGCAGTTCGAGAAGAGCTAGGTGTTCAATCAAGCGACACAGTTAAAATGAACCGCATCCGACGAGATATCAATTTGATTTATCTTGACGAAGTTGTTCCTGCTAGCAGGTGGAAATGGCTCGAAGGCAATACGACAATAAAAGTTCCAGCGTATTACTCTGGTGGAACAGTAGCTGTTACTTTAGGTTCGGGCACAATAACAATTTCAGACTCTCCAGACGCATCTCTAGGATCGTTTGTAGGTTATAACTTTAGCGCTGAGGGTGATGCAGAGATCTATGAGATTACCGCACACACTGCAGGCAGCAAAACAATAACTGCCGCCCCAGTATATAACGGTACAACAAGCGCAACAAAGAGTTTCAAGGTATGGAAAGACAAGTTCGGCTTGCCCGTCGACTGCCGTGAAACAGTTGAAGTAGGTCACGCATTTTTACGCCAGCCTATGGAAGGCCGGGGCCGACAAGAGTTTAGTAAGATACGCAGACGTGGTCCCAAAATCGAAGGTCGCCCACAGTGGTATTACACAGGTGACTTTGAAGGCGCTAATGAAGCAACACGCTACAGACAGATTGATTTCTTCCCGGCGATTAGCCCCTCTATAACAAATATTAATATCGATTACGTTCGTGAAGTATCCGCGCTTGAGTTGGATGGTGATGAGCCAGTCATTCCTTCGGAAGACAGAATTATTCTTCTCTACGGGGCCCTTGCTCGCATGTGGATGAAAGAACGTAACCCAGAAGCCGCAGCATACAATCAAAGTCTTTATGATCGTAAACTTTTCCGCATGTTGGGAAGGACTGAAGACACAATAGATAAGCCGCAATTTAAGCCGGACTCTATTTACGTTTCGTCTAAGCGAGGCCCGCGTGCAGGTCGTCACAGCGCTTCACAACTTTTGATATCAGGTTCCTCAGGCGGCGGATCAAACAATGTGACGTATGTTACAGGTATCACGATTGCGGGCGGAACAGTCACATCAGCCATAACAGTATCTCCAGGCGTAACGATAGATGGCCGAGATATTTCTGCAGACGGCGTAATTCTCGATGCCCATTTAGTCGACGCATCGGACGCACATGACGCATCAGCTATAAGCTATATCAATTCTAGTTCAGGACTAACTGCCACCGAGATCCAAGCTGCGATAGATGAATTGGATGCAGCTACCGACGCCCACTTAGCGGATACCGTAGACGCACATGATGCTACCGCAATCAGTTACAGCAACGCTACTTCAGGCTTAACAGCAACAAACGCACAAGCCGCGATCGACGAAGTTGAAGCAAGACTAGACACCGCGCAATCAGACATCACTACAAACGCTAGCGGCCTTTCTAATCACTTAGCGGATACCGTAGACGCACATGATGCTACTGCGGTCAGTTACAGTAACGCTACTTCAGGCTTAACAGCAACAAACGCACAAGCCGCGATCGACGAAGTTGAAGCCAGGGTGGATACGAGCCTCCAGACAAGCGGCGTCCTTCAAGGAGCCATCGCCACAGATGCAGCATCAACAGGAAGCGCTCAAACTCTTTCCACACCAACTACAGCCATCGTCAGACTTACCAACGGAAGCTTAGCGTCCATAACAGGCGTCACGGCACCCTCGGTAGCTCAGTTCTTTATTCTAAGCAATGCTCAGGCATCTGACATGGACGTACTGAACGAAACAGGTACAAGCGCAAACCAAGTTGTCACAGGTACTGGTCTCGATCTTACAGTTAAAGTGGGAGCCAGCATATGGCTTTACTATGACCTGACTTCATCAAAATGGAGAATCATCGGAGGCTCAGGCGGCGGCGGTGTTGTTGCCACAGGCACATCAGCTGCCCCAAGCGAAATTGCTTTATCAGGTATCACAGCTACTGTAGGCACAGACGAAGATCTCTATGTCGACACGGCTTCAGGTGAAATAAATGTTACTGCAAATCCACAGATTTCCGCAGGCACAGTTGAAGGCCAAACACTTCGCGTAATAGGTACGTCGGATGTTAACTACGTAGTATTGGAAACAGGAAACGGCTTGAGCTTAAATGGTCCCTGGTCTTCCTACAATGCATCGGTACTAACGCTTCGCTGGGACAAGGCTGCAACACTATGGGTAGAAGTAGCTAGGAGTCAATAATGAGTACGAATAGAACATTACTAGCAGATTATATTCAAGGTGTAAACGCACCTCGAAATTACATTAAAAACCCAGGGGCTGAGAAGAATACAGTCGGCGTTACAGACGCTTCAGGTATCGTTACACGCTCAACAACCGATCCATTAGAAGGTGCCGCTTCTTTTGTTATCAATGCTACAGCGACTTCACAGCTAGTAGTTTTTCAAGCAAATAATTTTCAAGCAGGCCTACTAGGTCAGAGCTGCGAGTGGCAAGCCACCGTTCTAGGCGATGCCTCCCTTATCACAATGTACGCAACATTAGCTGGTAGTACAGTAAGCGCTGTTGTTACAGGTATTAACTCAGGCACGAATTCACAAACTTACTCAGCGATTTTCCCGTGCGGCGCAAGTACATCAGACGCCCCAGCTTTCGTTGTGGAATCAACAGGCGATGCAGCATCTATCAAAATCGACGGGATTTACCTTGGGAAGGCTTTGAGCCTTGTAAGCGGTATGGTCATCTCTCCTTGGATAACATACACGCCAGTCTTCACAGGATTCGGGACTGTCACGGTTCAGAACGCCAAATATCGCCAAGTAGGTGACGTTGCAGAAATCGAAGCCACATTTACATGTGGCACCTCAACCGCCGTTGTTGCTCAAGTGTCTCTACCCACGGGACTTAGCGTGGCTTCTGGGCTGCCTACTCTTAGTACTAGCGGGACATGGTTTCGTGGTGTTGTAACCACGGCTAACGGAGGCGCAACGATTAAAGCGTCTGGAGATACTTCAATCTTTTTCGGTCCTCAAGTCTTTGGTGACGGGAGCTATGACGCATTAACTAAAGCGGATGCCGACGACATCATTTCTAGCGGTCAAATCATGAGTTTCAAAGCATCGGTTCCAATCGCCGAATGGGTGGGATCGGTTCCTATTGTACGCGGTGACGTGACAGATCTAGGCGGCGTTGCTTTCACCCCGGCTACGACATCATGTGCTTGGTCCACCTCGAGCGGCACCATGGCATCGTTCGCAGCAGACGCAGACTGTCCTGTTCCCACAGTTAGTGGAAACGCAACAGCACCCGCAACAAAAATCCCTGCCCTTATCGCACCATCTTTAAGAGCTGGTAGATACAAGGTCGAGGCCTTTGGTAGAATCTATGGATCACAATCAAGTTCAGGGTCTCAGACTTGCACTTATGAGATATGGGATGGGACAACTAGCGGAGGCAAGGTTGGATCTGGTACACAAGTAAGCACGGGGTCATCCCCAGCTTCAGTAGCAGGTGTTTTCACTTACTCATCAAATAAAACTAACGTGCAGTTTGAAATCAGGGCAGAACGAACAAGTGGAAACGGCTCATGCTTTATTGATGCAAGTTCCAGCTCCGACCTAACATTCCTCCTAACTCCACTCACACAAGCCATGCCAGCACCGTTTATTCCTTCGAGTGTTTTCTTTGGTAGGGATAGTGTTGTTAGATTCTGTTCTGCCACTATTACAGGAAGCACCGGAGCCATCGCAACTAACCCAGATAATTGCATCGCAACTAGCGGAGTCGGCGGAACGTCTGTCTACACAGAAACATTTACGGCTGGTTATTTCTCTTCGGCTCCCATGTGTATTATAGGTATAAATCAGGACTCATCAGGCGGAGGCGGCGCTGCAATATCCACAGCCACAACAGCTTCAGGATTTGCTTACACAACAAGAAG